GACTTCCAGAAAGATCTTCTGGAAGATTTTAGTGATTATCGTTTTAATATTTGTTTGAAAGCCCGCCAAATGGGTATCTCTACAATTATTGGTGCTTATATTTCTTGGATGATGATGTTTCATCGCGACAAAAACATTCTCGTGATGGCGACAAAGTTCCAGACAGCATCGAACTTGGTTAAGAAAGTGAAAGCTATTATCAAAAACTTGCCAGAGTGGATTCAGATTGCGACCATTTCTGTTGATAACAGAAGCTCATTTGAATTATCAAACGGCTCACAAATCAAAGCGACCTCAACATCAGGCGATGCCGGTCGTTCAGAAGCCCTATCTCTTCTTGTAATTGATGAGGCAGCCCACGTTGAGGGGTTAGACGAACTATGGACTGGTCTTTATCCCACGATTTCAACTGGTGGTCGCTGTATCGTTGCCTCGACTCCAAACGGTGTTGGTAACTGGTTTCATCAAACATATGTAGAGGCTGAATCACAAGCAAACGACTTTCATTCAAAACGGCTAATGTGGGATTTACACCCAGACAGAGATGAGGAATGGTTTGAGAAAGAAACAAGAAACTTATCAAGAAGACAGATTGCACAAGAATTTGAGTGCAATTTTAATATGTCTGGCGAGACCGTAATTCACCCAGACGATATGAAAAAGATACAACAAATGGTCTGCGAACCAGAATACAGAACCGGCTTTGATCGAGGATTATGGATCTGGAAAGAGCGTGACCCGACCTGTTCTTACCTTCTTTCTGCCGACGTCGCCCGAGGAGATGGGAAAGATTATTCTGTTTTTCACGTTTTTAATCTTAACACAATGGAAATCGTGGCTGAATATCAAGGCAAGCCAGCCCCAGATATCTATGCTCCATTTCTAGTTGAGATTGGAAAACAATATGGCGATTGCATGATGGTTGTTGAGAATAATAACATCGGATACACAGTAATAGAAAAAGTAAAAGAACTTGGATATTCAAATGTTTACCACTCAGTAAAATCTACACACGAATTTGTCGAACAATATGTGGCTGATTCTCGCAATGATTGTGTTCCCGGCTTCACGACTTCCGGTAAAACTCGACCAATGATTATAGCAAAAATGGAAGAATTCATCAGGAACGGCATAATTAGGATGTATTCTTCACGGCTCCATAACGAATTAAAAACATTTGTATGGAACAACAACAAGCCAGAAGCAATGCGGGGATATAATGACGATCTCGTAATGGCTTTTGCTATAGCTTGTTGGGTACGCGATACGGCATTGACTTTAAATAAAAGAGATATAGAGTATACAAAAGCGTTTATGAATTCAATTTTTAAGAATGGTACAATAATTAATACTGCAATCCCCGGCATGAATGGATATAAATCAGTTAACAGGACAAATGAAATAAAGAAAGCACAAGAACATGCATGGCTATATAAAGGTTAAAAAGAATGGCTCCAAGAATTAACGTTAAGAACCCAAAAAATCCAAATTCAAATTTATTTAAAAGATTGACTAGGATATTTTCTGGACCTATAATTGATTATAGATCACAGACAATACGAAAATATCGCCGCGCACAGCTTGATAAGTTCGCTCAAACATTTAAATCATTAAGTGGGCAGAATTTTAAAAAAGTAACTTATAATCCATTTGAGAATCTTCAATCGAATATTATTTCTTCACAAAACCGCGTGGAGAGGTATGCTGATTTTGATCAAATGGAATATACTCCGGAGATTGCATCTGCTTTGGATATTTATGCTGATGAGATGACGACCTCTTCAGACCTTCAACCTCTTTTGGGAATTACTTGCTCAAACGAAGAAATCAAAACTGTTTTACATACCTTATATCACAACATATTGAATGTTGATTTCAATCTTTTTGGATGGTGTCGTACAATGATTAAGTATGGCGATATCTTTTTGTATATTGACGTCGGTGAAGAGTATGGAGTTAAAAATGTCATTGGTCTTCCATATAACGAGATAGAAAGAATTGAGGGTGAAGATAAAACAAATCCAAACTATGTCCAATTTCAGTGGAATCAAGCTGGCATGACCTTCGAAAATTGGCAGATTGCCCATCTCCGTATTTTAGGAAATGATAAATTCGCGCCATATGGGACATCAGTCTTGGAACCAGCCCGTCGTATTTGGAGACAACTAACTCTACTTGAAGATGCAATGATGGCTTATCGCATCGTTCGTTCACCAGAACGTCGCGTATTTTATATTGATACAGGCAATATTCCTCCGCAAGATGTTGAACAATATATGCAAAAGGTAATGACACAGATGAAACGTAATCAAGTGATGGATTCTGATACCGGTCGCGTTGATTTAAGATACAACCCACTCTCAGTGGAAGAAGATTATTTTATTCCAGTTCGCGGCGGTATCTCATCCCGAGTTGAAAGCTTGGCTGGTGGATCATATACTGGTGATATTGATGATGTTAAATATCTAAGAGACAAGCTGTTCTCTGCACTCAAAATTCCACAGTCATATCTTTCTAGGGGCGAAGGTTCTGAAGAAGATAAAACAACATTGGCTCAGAAAGATATTCGTTTTGCCAGAACAATCCAGAGATTGCAGAGAGTTATAATTTCTGAGCTTGAAAAGATTGGTGTTGTTCACCTATATTCTTTAGGGTACCGCGCCAGCGATTTAGTCTCCTTCAAGCTTAAGTTAAATAATCCTTCAAAGATTGCCGAACTTCAAGAACTTGAACACTGGAAAACAAAATTTGATATCGCAGCATCAGCCACAGAGGGTTTCTTTAGTAGGCGCTGGGTAGCAGACCACATCTTTGACTTGTCGGAAGAAGAGTTCTTGCGTAATCAAAGAGAGCTTTTCTATGATAGGAAATTCCTAACCGCCCTTGATGCTGTCGCTGAAGGCGAGGCACTGGAAGGCGGTCTAGGCGCCGGCGATCTAGGCGATCTAGGCGGAGAACTGGGAGGCGAAGAAATGCCTGACCTAGAACTTGGAGGGGAAGAAGAGCTAGAAGCCCCTGATCTTGGCGCCCCCGAAGAGGCTCCACCCGGAGAAGAATCCGCACTATTGGCAGCCCCCGGTCGTCGGGATGACGAAGGGTGGATTAAGGTTAAGTCTGACGGATCTTACAAAACTGATAAATCTAAAAAGTATTACAAGAAAAGAGCAGTTGACAAGCGACCCCAAGGAGCAAGATCTAGGCATTTAAGTTCGATACACACACCTGAGTTTGGAACTCCTAGAACAACAGATCTAGGGTTCTCTGGGTTAAAAAGGCTGTCTGTAGGTATTTCCGAACATAACGGACCTAATTATAGAGATGAAGAAAGGAGACTGACGGAAATCAACAATGACGTCAAAGCATTGATTACTGAATTGGAGAACAAAAAGGATGAGGTTGAGGCACAATAAAAAAAGAAATACACTGTTTTTATTCGAAACATTGGTCAAAGAATTAACAAAAAGTGTTGTAAAGAATGATATGCGAACAAAGAGTATTGTTCTTTCAATTCTTAAAGAACACTTTAAAAAAGACTCATGCTTGGGTCGAGAAGTACAAATGTACAAAGATATTTTGGATAGCAAGGAATTAGACTTGCACACTGCGGAAAAAATATTATATGAGACCAAGATGTTCTTTGGGTACGGCTTCGATCAACAAAAAATATATGACGAACAGAGTGAAGTAATCTCAAAGGTCAATAAAGATTTATCTAAAAGTGTTTTCTCCAATTTTATTCCCAACTATAAAGATTTAGCCACTCTCTCACAAATATTTAACGATGACTTGTCTGTTAAAAAGAGGGTCATGTTAGAAAATCAAATCGTTCAGAATATGATGTCCAAAAAAGATGAACCCGAACCGAAAATGAAACCAATTGATAAATTAACTTTTAAGACCTTTATCAATAAGTTTAACTCAACCTACGGAGATCTTCAAGAAGAACAAAGAAATCTTTTGCTAAAGTATATCCTTTCGTTCTCAGACGATAATCTTGGCTTAAAAGTCTATTTAAACGAGGAAATCGGAAGGTTGAAAGAAATTATTAACAATTCTTTAGAAATGGAAGAAATAAAAACAGATTCTACCATGTTGAAGTCGACGAAAAAAGTGTTAACTAGAATAGAAGAATATAAGAATCAACAAATCGATGACACTATGATTGAGCAAATACTCAAAATCCAAAGATTGGCTGAGGAGATCCAAGCTGATGGCTGATATTAACATAACAATAGATCCCGAAGAGGGAGAAAAACAAGAGTATACTTTCAAGCTTAATGCTAGAAAGACACTGGATGGAAATATCATTGTTAGGGATCATCCGGATATTGATATTGTTCTCATGGTAGAAAAGAGTAAGGTTATTGCCTTTCCTAAAGAATCGGCAACTGATGAAGTTTACCAAACACAAGATAAGCTTTTTGACCATCTGAGCAAAAAAGGCATTGTTTCTCCAGAAAGTGTCCAAGGTGGCAATGTACATGGGTCAATGGAGGCAAAAATCTTGGAAAATGCAGATCTAAATGTTGCTCAATTTGCTTTGATGTCAGTGGCTAAGTTTATCGAGGATGAGAGACCATATTTTGATTTTATGGAAGCCTTTGAGGAATATCAAGAAGACCGGTTGACTGATCCAAGCGAAGCAGAATCTTCAGAATTTGATCCCGTCCGTCACGGTGAGACTAAAGGAACTCTGCGCCCAATCTATATCCGTAGCCCCTATGGTATGAGTTTTACATATAGAGAGTAGGAATGTTAAATCTATTATACTTCGTTTTTTGTGCCTATGGCTTGACATCTATCCTAGTCTATGGAAAAATATTTGATCGTATCCGACCAAAGCACTGCTTCTTTCATTGTCCAGCTTGTATGGGCTTCTGGGTCGGTACATTTTTATGGAGCGTTAATGGTTTTACAGAACTATTTACATTTGATTATAATTTCATGAATGTATTGCTTCTGGGGTGGTTAAGTTCCGGAACAAGTTATATATTATCAATGCTATTTGCTGATAATGGTTTAAATATTAATTTTGGAGGTGAAAAATGAAGCGCTATATGATTCCAAGAGTAGCTAATTGCTGCAGAGGTTCCAAACCCGAGCGGGGAGAGCCCGCGTTTCAAAGGACTGAAAATGAATAAAGTATTACTTAGAGAATATTATGAATTATGCGAAGGAGGCGTATGCCAAGACTTTTTAACCGAAGCTGA